ACAGGACAATCAGGAGTTGTTATTCATAACTGGAATGATGGACACGTATTTTATCACACAACACCAGCAGGTGATATTACTGCAAACTTTACAAACGTTAATTTAACGGCTGAATATGCTACGAATGTAACAATAATTATTAATCAGGGTGCTACACCTTATGAAGTTACCGCAGTGCAAATAGCAGGAGTGGCACAGACTATTAATTGGCAAGGTGGCTCGGCTCCTACAGGAACAGCCAACGGAATTGATAGTTTCTCATTTACGATATTAAATGATGGTGGCTCATACGTTGTGCTTGGACAAATGGTAGACTTCACATAATGCCTTTTATAGCATCAACCACAGGTAGTTTTTTCTCAGGACGTAGAGCAACAGCATTTAGTAGCACGCCTTACAATCCTTCAGTAAACATACCCAATCTCAGTCTTTGGCTTGATCCAAGTGACACTTCGACAACAACTTACAGTGGCACAAACCTTACATCAATCACAGACAAGACTGGCACAGCAACTATGTCAATAACTAACACTCCAAGTAAAGGCACGTCTAATGGATTAGAAACAATAGTATTCGATCAATCATTTAATGAATATTTGTCTACAGGTTATACCGCTCAGGCGTCTTCGGGCAATCACTGGGCATTGTTCATTGGACAGATAGCCACACCCGACAACACTAAAGATAGTATATGGAGTTTTGAAACCAATCAATCACCTAAAAGAGATTATGCTGTCAGTGCCAGTAACGCCAGTGCATTTGATGGGGAGTTGGATTTAGATGGTTTGAGTTCAAACAGGATTAGTAGCACAGCAGGAAACTTGATAGAGTTCACTGCCCAGACACCTATTGCCGCATCAACCAATGTTATTGTAGTAACTTTCTTCAACAAGACAGGCAGTGAGATAGGGGTGAGGGTAAACGGTGTCAACGCATTTACTCCTGAAACAGATTACGACAATAACTTACAAAACAATCAACTGTTGAGACTATTCCGTAACAGAGGCAGTCAAACGTTTGGTGGCACAATGTATGAATTTATGAGCGTAAAGGGATTGCCAGGCACAGGCGGCACGGATATGACCTACATAGAAGAGGCAGAAGGATATGTAGCACACAAATGGGGTGCAGAGTCGCTTTTACCTGTAAGTCATCCTTACAAGAGTTCGGCACCAACAGGATAAATACTGTATAAGAGGTATTTACTATGACACACTTCGTACGACTATTTGTAAATAACAAACATCAACTATCTGAATCAGAAGTACCGTATAATACGGTATTGGAATCAGAAGATAATTTAGTTTATGAATTCCAACATGATACTGCGCTAACAGAAAAACAAGCAGATGACTATGCAGGAGCACTGTCTGACTACTTGTTAGAAAGTGGTATTGAGGATTTTGATATTGAAATATCCATGAGCGAAGAAGATAGTTTAGCAGAAGAAGCAAAAATTGCACATAAAACTATTGCCGAGGATTGGCGCATCAATGTGCAACCTATACTAGAAGAAAACACAGGCAGTCATTACATGGGTGCATATGCGTTTAACAAGAAAGCTGAAAAAGCAATTAAAGAACACAAGCGGTTTAAAGAGATGCTTACCCTTGACGAGATAACGCTAGAAGAAGACGAAGACTTTCATGAATTGTTTGGATATTTAGGTTATGTTGAAGAAGCAGGTATTTTTGAAGCAAAGTACAGAGGGCGTACAGTGAAGCTTAACAAGCCTATGCGTGGCGATGTAAAAAAATTCAAAGTGTACGTTAACAAACCAGGCAAAGGCGGCAAGAAACGTGTAGTTAAAGTTAACTTTGGACACGGCGGTACAAGTGCTAAACGTAAAACAATGCGCATACGCAAAAACAATCCTGCAAGACGTAGAAGCTTCCGTGCTAGGCATAACTGTGATAATCCAGGGCCAAAGTGGAAAGCACGTTATTGGAGTTGTCGCAAATGGTAGGTTGGGATGTTGCTAATGATTTCCTAGTGTACGCTAGAAACGATAAAGATTTTTACCCAAAACACTATTACCCTTGCATGAGCAAGATGAGTGATATTATGGATATGAAAAAGCCAGTAAAGCGTTCGCATGTAATGCCTATGCTTAAACAAGGTATGCAATCATATTGTGATAAATTTGATCTAGGTCCTGCAGATCAAGTATTCTCTAAAGAAATCGTTGATGATATATTAAAACGTATTTCAACTGAAGAAATGCCGTTAATACGTAAAGGTGAGTACAGATGCAGATAAGAGAAATAGTTTCTCAATCACTTTACGAACAAGGAAGGGGCGGCACTGCTACTAGAGGCACATCCAAGCACATGGGTTTAAGATTTACCCAACCTACCCAACAAGGTCAAACACCTAGAGGATCTAGCGCATCTATCAAGTCATCACCTAGTAGAGCAGCAGCACAACGTATAAATCTAAATCCTAGACAACAAAGAAGAATAAAAAATTTAGATAAATGGACAAGTATAGGTAAGGATACAGCTAGCAAGTTTAGAAAGTTTCCTACAAATCTACAAAAACAACATCGAATTGCTATTAAGCAGCTACAAAGAAAAATACAAAAAATAAAAAATCCTAGAAACAAAAAACTTGCTCAATCTTTTGCTGTAGCAAGACAAACTGCAGGCATAGCAACGAGTACAAGATTACAACTTACTGCAATACCTAAAATGATAGGTATATATACAGCTATCCAAAGTTTAATAGATTGGGCTAATAATCCTGAAGAATACACAACTTCCAAGGACGGAATATCTCGTGTAATGAATATATTAAAAGAAGAAGCAATTTGGGCAGCAATCGGCATTTTAGGGTTTAATATTATTGGTAAAGGAGTTGTGTCTCTGATTAAACTATTAGGTAGAGTTTTACAAAAACTTTGGAATAAGCTACCTGATATTGTTAAAGGAATAACAGTATTAGGCACAAGCGGTAGTGGAATTGTGGCGACTCCGGCGTTAGCAGGATCAGGAGCACAAGAATGAAAATATCAGAAGTATTTGGATTAGGCAAAAGAGGGAAACAAGCAGCATTTGCCTTCGGTAGATTAAATCCTGCTACAGTTGGTCATGAGCTTATGGTAAACGCTATAGCACAACAGCCAGGTGATGGCTTTTTGTTTCTAAGTGATAGAGCAGCTAAGTTGCCCACTGATCCGCTGAGTCCACAAGAAAAACTAGAATGGGCTAGATTAAGTTTTAATAATGTAGCAGTAGGCTTAGCAAAAACTGTGTTAATCGCAGCTGACAGATTATATAAAATGGGTTATACTGATATTGTATTTGTAGAAGGCGAAGATAAACTATTTCCACTAATAGAAAGATACAATGGTGTAGAAACTGCTATACATAACTACAATTTTAACAGCATAAAACAGTTTAGATTGACTAGAAATCCCGATGCGGAAGATGCGTCAGGTATGAGTGCTAGTAAAATGCGCCAAGCTGTGATAGATAACAATTTTGATTTATTTAAATCTGGTGTAACACAGCCTGCACAACCACAGGCACAGGCTATGTTTGATAAGTTAGGTCAAATTCTAGGTGTCAACAATGGATGAGTTAGATCAGATTCGTAAATTAGCAGGTATAAATGAATTTAAAGGATACACTGCCTACGAAGGATCTAATATCTCTGTTACAGGGACAGAAAAAAGACAAATAGAACGTGAGGAAAATATACAACCAGGTACAGACGACTGGTTTAAGCTATGGTTTTCTAGGCCCTATCTAAATGGACCTATTAGTTTTAGGGGACGCAAATGAAAATATGGGATATTTTTGAAGGCGTTGGCCGTATTACTACACAAAACCAAACTGCAGACGTAGGTCCAAACCAAGTTAGTATAGAAGCTGCTAAATTTGGCTTTAAAGTAGACAAAGACGGGCGGCCTGCTCACACAGCAAGGGGTTCTAGTGTACACAAACTGTTTAATTTAGGTTTATCTGAGTCAGTGCTTATCAAATTAGAGCGTGATAAACGTAATAACATCTATGTACTACATATGGTCGACAACGAAGACAAGCATAGAGTAGAACTGCGTGGCGAAAAAGGCTACGAAACTGGAAATTACAACAAAAACGATCGCTTACATCAAGTTTTAGACGGCTTAGGTAAAGCAGTTGACCTCGGCGCACTGTTTGCTGGCGAAACTGTAAGTATAAATCCACATCACCCTGATGGCGAACAAGCATTAAATATTACTAAAGCTGTAATGACCAATGAACAAAAAGGTCCCTGCCCTGTAACAGGCGAAGCTGTATGTAAATGTGATGATAAAAACCTAAACGAAGCTGGATCTGCAATAGGTAAAATTGTACAAAAGTTAGGTTTTGGAAAAGAAGCAGTAAACTCAGTGTTTAGAATACTAAGACGCAGGAAAGGAAACAGCGGTTTATCCGACAGCAAAGTACGTGCTATGGCATATCGTGCTGTACAAAGAGAACGAGAAGAACTTGAAAACGTTAAATCTGCTACAAGAAAAAAACAACAATTTAAGTATGATCAAAAAATGGATGAATTACCTGGGCAACGTTGGGACGATGAACTAGGCATGTATGTAATAGACGAAGTTGCACCGCCAGGTAGAGAAGATCAAGTTCTAGCGCTTAAAGGAAAAGTTGATAATCCTTATGCAGTAGCATGGGCTAGTTATAACAAAAGTAAAAAAAAAGAAAGCGTAGATGAAAACTTTGCCGATGGTAAGAAAAAAGGCAAAAGCAGACCAGGACGTGTAAAACGTTCAGGAGCAAGTTGCAAAGGATCAGTAACAAGCCTTCGTAAAAAAGCAAAAAAGTACAAGGGCGAACGTGGAAAAATGTATCATTGGTGCGCAAATATGAAAAGTGGTAGAAGAAAGAAAAGCTAGTTATGAAAATGAACGAAATAATTACTGAACAACAGGGTTTAGCAAAAATCACAACTAAAAGTGGCAAACAAGCTTGGGTTGCTGCACCTGTGCAGGCACAATTTCAAGCTTTTGTAAATGATTTAGAAGCTACTGGATATAATATATACTCTATAGGCGGATATAATAAAAGAAGGACAAGCAGCGGTAAGTGGAGTCATCATGCTCAAGGTTTAGCAATTGACATAAATCCAGATGACAATCCGCAAGGACCAACATTAATTACTGACATGCCTCCTAATATAAGTCAAATAGCTGCAAAACACGGTTTAGGATGGGGCGGAAATTGGAACCGTTCTAAAGACGCTATGCATTTTAGCGCAGCAGCTAGAGAAGGAGGCAATATTCAAGTGTCTAGAGGACCTAATATATACGGAGGCGGCGCAAGCACTAAAACTACCACTGTAACACGGCCTACTAGCAATAAAAAAACAAGAAAACCTTCTGCTCCTATGTCAACGTCAGGTGCAAATCTACTTAGAAACACTGGCTCTTACAGTCCACAACTAATACCAACAGTTAAAAAACTACAAACAAGACTAGAAGAATTAGGTTATAGTGTTGGTTCAACAGGCATAGACGGAAAGTTTGGGCCTCGCACAGAACAAGCAGTACGCCGCTTCCAACAGGCTAATAGTTTACAGGTCGATGGAATAGTTGGTCCTGAAACAAGAAAAGCACTTGCTGCTGCAAAAGCGAGTACTAACACGTCCGGATACAATAATGAATTTGATACTTAAACACCCGGGTATGGTAATGAATTTGATTGAAAAGGAAATTAACAATGAGTGAATTAGCAGACAAAGTTAAAAAAGTACTAGCAGATACATTAAACAAAGACGTTGATATGTTTACAGAATCTGCTAATTTTATAGACGACTTAGGTGCTGACAGTTTAGATACTGTAGAAATAGTTATAGCACTTGAAAACGAGTTTGACATTACAATTGACGACGACGATGCTGAAAGTTTAATGACAGTCGGCGAAGTTGTTTCATATGTAACTGAAGCTGTAGGAGAATAAAATGAAAATGAATGAAATTACTGAAACAACAACCAGCGCAAGTGTTGCCACAGCATTTGCAGACGGCGGAAATGGTTTTGTAAACGGCGGCCCTGGAACACCACCAATTAGTCGCACAGGGTCAAAAAAGAAAAAGAAAACTGAAGATCAAAAAAAGCAGAAGTGATAAATATAATATATTAATAGGAATTCATCATGGCTCGTAAAAAAGTTCAAGAAGGTCACTTAGGTGACATGGCATATAAAGCAGAAATGGATCACGAAGTGCAAATGGCACGCAGTGACTTATTTAAAGTTGCAAAATATGCTGTAGAATTACACGATATGTTAAAAAGTGTAAGTGAAGCAGAAGGCATTGAAGGTTGGCAGCAAGCAAAGATTACCAAAGCTGCTGATTACTTAGGCTCAGTTTATCATAGTATGGATTATGAACACAATCAAATGGATGTGGAATACACTACAAACGAGTCCGAGCAACTAGATGAAGGTCCGTTGGGAGACTTGGCAAAACTTGCTGCTAAAACTTCTTTGGGCAAAAGAGCAGGCGAGATTGCTACAAAAGTTAGACAGCGAGTATTGAATCGTCGTGCTTCTACACTTGCAAATCTTGCATATACTCACGCTGCTGCAAAGGCAGAAATCAACAAGCTAGTAGCCATTGCAAATGCTAGAGCAAAAAAAGGTGCACTGCAAATAGCTGTTTTTAAAACGTTGAAAACAAGAAATGATGCTCTTGATGCTGCTAACAAATTAGGCCAAATGGCTGAAAGAGGCATACTCAAACGTTTCTATAAAGGTGATCTTGGAAATGCAGATGCAAAGATGAGATCACTTATAAAACAGGTAGTAGAACTCGAAGATGCTGTTGATAACAACATGGCAAGAAGAGCTGTAAAAAAAGCGCAATTAGAATTGCTAAGAACTACCGACATTGCAAAAGAGATAATTGAACAAACTCAAGATGCTAAAAACAAATACGATGCTACTACTTCAGCACTTCTTTTGGGCCTAGGAGGCGCATGGTGGTTGATTGACGCAGGTATTAAAAAACTTAAAGATACTACTGATAGTGAAGAAACAGAAACACCAGTTGACGAAGCTGAAGTTGAAGAAGGCAACGAATTTGCACAAAGAGTGAGAGAACTAAAAGCCTCTGGTGCAAAACCTGGTACAAAGTTTAAAACATCAGATGGTAAAGAACACACTTTAGAATCTACAAGAAAAAGTGCTAATGCATCAATGTTACGCATTGTAGAGCAAGCTATTAGATACCAAGCAAGTAACATTGGACGTGCTGACGTATCGCCTAAAGCTATCAAATTAGCAGAAACAACTCACAAAGATGATTTGCGTAGGTTAGCACTTGATTTTAAAAAGCGTGTTATAGCAGAGGGACAATTTGGTGAAATTACACATCACGACGAAGATGCTACACAGTCTGAAGTACTAGTGAAGGGCATGGGTGTGTATCGCATGGAGCAACTAGAACAGCGTATCAAAGATCGTCTGTCTAACGTAGCACAGTTAATGGATCGTGGCGAACCAGATCAAGCAGCACGTCTATTAGACGCTAACAGCGGCACATACAAGTCTTTAATAGCAATGATGAAAGCTTACGCAGAAGCACACGACGATCTAGCATTTGGCGATCACGGTGGTTCTGGTAATGATGCTTCTTTTGACGGAGCAGCATCAGGCATGCGAGCAGCATATGGCGAATCTAAAAAGCCAGATGCTGACGGTGACGGCGTTCCAGATTGGGCAGATAAGAAGCCAGGCGAAGACGATAACGCTAAAAAAAAAGAAGTAAGTGAAGATACTGATATACCATTTAACCAATGTCCTTCTTGCGGCGGCGAAATAGTACATGTAAGCGAAGCAGCTAAAAAAGGCGGAGGCCCTAAGGACGCATGCTATCATAAAGTGAAAAGACGTTATAAGGTATGGCCGAGTGCTTATGCAAGCGGGGCACTAGTACAGTGTCGTAAAAAAGGCGCAGCTAATTGGGGCAATTCAGGACAACGCTGATAAACAAGAACGTAAAGAGCAAGAAAAAATGAATATATTTGAAATCGTTGAAGGAACACGTTGTTGGAATGGATACAAAAAGAAGGGCATGAAAACCATGTTCGGAAAGCGTGTCCCTAACTGTGTAAAAAACGAATCAGACGAATATATCGACGAGAACCTAACAGAAAATTACGATAATTGGGATCATAATGAATCTGCTGACTATAGCAAGCACTTAGAAAAAACATTCGGCACGCCAGACGAAGTAACAGATGAACAAACTGTATGGCATAATGTAGATGGCTTTAAACGTATAGTGTGCCGGGATGAGTATATACTACATGGATCGCCGGCACCACACTATGACTTTATCTACTGTTACATAGACTTAGAAGTTCCAGAAGATCTCAGCGACGAACTTGCAAAGTGTAGTGGTAGCATATTGATTGATCATCTAAAAAATGAAGTAGGCGCACGTTGCGGCAGTCTAACTGCAAATGCAACTACCCTAAACTTTGTTTTAGATGTTGTAGCCGGCAGAGTTGACCCAGTAAAAGAAGAATATGAAAAACGTATTTTAGACATGAAAGATATGTTTGACGAAGGGCAACGTTATGAATTAGATTGGTGGCCTGACGAATCAGATGATGCAGATCCCAGCAATCCATACTATGCAGAAAGTTTAGAAGAAAGTTTACGTGATTGGTTCGGCAAAGGTAAAAAAGGCGGTGCCGGAGGCGGCGGCTGGGATCGTTATAATACCAAAGGCGAGCGCATTGGCAAATGCGGCGACCGAAAAAAAGGCGAAGGTAAGCCTAAGTGTTTAAGTAAAAGTCGTGCTGCTAGTTTACGTCGCAAAGGCGGTAAAAAAGCAATTGCTGCTGCTGTACGTAAAAAGAGAAGAGAAGATCCGAATAAGAATCGCAGAGGTAAAGCTAAAAACGTAAGTAACACTACTAGGTCAAAGAAGAAATAAAATGTATTTGAGAGAAGTTTTTGATAAAAAGTACGGGCATGATACTAACAGTCACGTTGTAAAACACAAAGATGACAACGGAAAAGACTTCTGGGCTGTATACAATAACAAAGGTGACATTGTCAAATTATTTTATTCTGCAAAGCAAGCAAAAACCTACGCAGAAAAAAATCATGATGATCTAATGCAAGACAAAATTGTTGCTGAAAAATGGTCTCAAAAATACAAAGACAGTATTAACTGTTCTAACCCAAAAGGCTTTTCTCAAAAAGCCCATTGTGCAGGAAAGAAGAAAAGAATGAACGAAAAAGAATACAAAACAAGAGATTATATTTCTGCTCTTAGACAAACAAAAACATTAAAGAAAGAACAACCAAATCATGTTCAAGCTGCACAAGCTCTTGCACTTGCTTCAGCTGGTGAAGAATTAAGTGATGAACAACAAAAAGCTTTAGGCCCTTATGTTACAATTTTTAGCACACTGTTAATTGAACCGCGATACCGTGAACGTTTACACAGTATGATTAAGATGCTTAAACAAAGCAAATGATAAACCCGTTAGTTGACGATACAGAAGAAGATTTTGTATGGCAACGAACTAATCCAGATAAGCTTTGGGTATTTGATAAGCTTATACTTTCAAGAAAACTAGGTTACACATGCGGACCGACCGGTATAGATGTGCCTAAGCCAGCACATTATATTGTACGCCCTTGTGTAAATGCTTTAGGATTAGGTCTAGGAGCAGAAAAAAGATGGATAGAAAAACTAACAACAGATTTACCAATAGGTTTTTTTTGGTGTGAATGGTTTGAAGGTAAACACATAAGCGTAGACTACAATTATGGTAGACAAGTGTTAGCTGTAGAAGGTTTCAAAGATTCAAACACTTTTACAAAATGGAAAGTATGGCGTAAGGTAAAAGATCAAATTAGTCTACCAAGTGTGTTAGAAGAATATAAAGATGAAGAATATTTAAACTGTGAATTTATAGGCAATAAACTTATAGAAGTGCACTTACGTAAAAATGAAGACTTTAACTATGCACAAGAAGAATTTATACCTGTTTGGGAAGGGGAAAATACTGCTGCTCCGGAGGGATATACATATATAGATTACCCCGATATACACGGAAGAATTGGAGCATTTGTCAAATAACAGTTGACTTTTCTGTATTTTTATATTATATTTAATTATTATTAGGAGTTTATTTAATGAGTGATAGAGTCTATGGTCCTGACGAAAAAGGAAAACTTGAACGTATTGTAGCTGAAGGTGTATCTGTACTACAAGAAGTTGACGATTTACAAGCAGGACTAAAAGATACAGTAAAAGCAATTGCTGAAGAATTAGATGTAAAACCTGCACTAATCAATAAAGCGATTCGTGTTGCATATAAGCGTGACTGGGATAAGCATGTAGATGATTTCCAAGATCTTGAAACTATAGTTGCAACAGTAGGAGTTGATAAGTAGAGTATGCCATACGTTGACGCTTTTTTTGACAGAGATGCAGACATTATTAGAATTGTAGAACGTATTGAAGGCAAGCGTGTTTTCAAAGACATTCAAGCAAAATATACTTTCTATTACGCAGATGCTGCCGGCAAATATAAAAGCACACACGGCGAGCCTCTTAAACGTATTGTGTGTAAGAACACAAAAGAGTTCAAAAAAGAACTTGCAATAAACAAACACTTAAAGCTTTTTGAAAGTGATACTAATCCTATCTTTCAATGTTTAAGTGAAAACTATTTGAATCAAGATTCACCAAAACTAAATGTTGCGTTTTGGGATATTGAGACAGACTTTGATCCTGATAAAGGCTTTGCTCCGCCTGAAGATCCATTTATGCCAATTACTGCTATTACAGTATATTTGCAATGGTTGGAAGTTCTAGTTACAGTTGCTATGCCGCCGAAGGGCTTGCCATACGACGAAGCAGCAGCGATGTGTAAAGAGCGTTGGGGTGAAGAATGTATCTTGTTTCCTAACAGTAAACAAGGCGAGAGCGATATGCTTGAAGCATTCCTCGACTTGATTGAAGATGCTGATATCCACAGCGGTTGGAACTCAGAAGGTTATGATGTACCATATACAATTAACAGAATTGCCCGTGTTTTAAGTAAAGACGATACACGCAGATTCTGTCTATGGCAACAATTGCCAAAGCGTCGTGAGTTTGAAAAATTTGGCAAAACGAGCGAAACGTATGACACTATCGGTCGTGTACACATGGATTATCTTAATCTATATAGAAAGTATACATACGAAGAACGTCACTCTTACAAACTAGATGCTATTGGCGAATATGAAGTAGGAGAAAACAAAACTGCATATGAAGGTACACTTGATCAGCTTTACAACAATGACTTTGAAAAGTTTATTGAATATAACAGGCAGGACGTTGCACTACTCGATAAACTAGATAAGAAACTGCGGTTTATTGATCTTGCAAATGAACTTGCACATGCAAATACTGTGCTACTGCAAACTACTATGGGAGCAGTAGCAGTGACGGAACAAGCAATTGTAAACGAAGCACATCGTAGAGGCATGCAAGTACCCAATCGTCGCGAGCATGAAACAACAGGTGCTGCTGGTGCTTATGTAGCCTATCCGAAAAAAGGACTACACAAGTGGATCGGCTCTATGGACTTGAACTCACTGTATCCTAGTGTAATTCGTGCACTAAACATGGCTCCTGAAAGCATTGTAGGACAACTTCGTCCCGATGCTACCGATGCAATGATTCACGAAGCTACTACCCTTAAGAAAAAATCATTTGCAGCAGCATGGGAAGGACATTTTGGTTCGTTAGAGTACGAAGCTGTTATGGAACAGCGTAAAGACTTTATGATCACAATAGATTGGGAAGAAGGCGGTAGCAATGTATTAAGTGCAGCCGAAGTTCATAAACTAATTTTTGACAGTAACATGCCTTGGATGCTTAGTGCAAATGGTACTATTTTTACACATGAATTCGAAGCTGTTATTCCGGGTATTTTGAAACGCTGGTATGCTGAAAGAAAAGAACTTCAAGGTAAACTTAAGAAAGCAATTGCTGCTGGCAATAAAGCTGAAATTGAATACTGGGATAAGCGACAACTAGTTAAAAAGATTAATCTTAACTCGTTGTATGGTGCAATTCTAAATCCTGGTTGTAGATTCTTCGATAAGCGTATTGGTCAAAGCACAACACTCACAGGTCGACAAATTGTAAAACATATGAGTGCCGAAGTTAACAAAGTTGCTACTGGTGAATATGATCATGTAGGTGAAACTGTAATTTACGGCGATACAGACTCAGTTTACTTTTCAGCTTATCCTGTATTGAAAAAAGACATCGACGCTGGTAATATACCGTGGAGTAAAGAAAACGTAATTACTCTATACAATCAAATAGCAGAACAAGCTAACTCAACTTTTCCAGATTTTATGCAAAAAGCGTTTCATTGCCCAAACAGTAGAAGTGACGTAATTGCAGCTGGTAGAGAAATTGTTGCAGAATCAGGTTTATATATTACAAAGAAACGATATGCTGCACTTGTAATCGACGACGAAGGCAATAGAAAAGACATAGATGGCAAAAGCGGAAAAGTAAAAGCAATGGGCTTAGACTTGCGTCGTGCAGACACGCCGCCGTATATGCAAGAATTTTTAATGAGAATTTTAACAAGAGTACTCGAAAGTGCTCCGCAACAAGAAATTCTTGATATGATTATACAATTTAGAAAAGACTTTGAGTCACGTCCTGCATGGGAAAAAGGTACACCCAAACGTGTAAATAACCTAAATAAGTTTAGAACACTTGAAGAAAAGCAGGGCAAAGCCAACATGCCAGGGCACGTAAGAGCAGCATTAAACTGGAATACACTAAAAAGAGTACACGGTGACAAATACTCTCAAGATATTGTAGATGGTATGAAAACTATTGTGTGTAAGCTTAAACCAAATCCACTAGGTTATACAAGTATCGGATACCCAACTGATGAACTTAGACTGCCGCAATGGTTTACAGAATTGCCATTTGACGATGCTGCGATGGCTGAAACTATAATTGATAATAAATTAGATAATTTAATCGGTGTGCTAAACTATCCGTTGGAAGACACAAAACAAAATACAACATTTGCAAGTTTATTTGAGTTCGAATAATGAAATTTTTTGTTACAGGTTCACGAAGAGGCTTAGGAAAAGCATTAGCAGAAAAATATGGTAATTGCGCAAGCCTAGAAGAATGCGATATTTTTATTAATTGTAAACATGATTGTTTTTCACAAGTTGAACTATTGTATGATGCTGCTGCACTAGGTAAAAGAATTATTAATATTAGTAGTAATAGCGGTGACGGAAATAAACCAAAACCGCATATCTATGCAGTAGAAAAAGCTGCGCTCGACAAAGCAAACGAACAACTTTACTATCAAGGAGTGAATACAACTAGCGTAAGATTTGGATGGTTTGATAGTCCAAGAGTTGCACACGTAGATGCTTATAAGATGAGCTTAGATTATTGTGTAAATGTAATCGATTGGATATTACAACAACCACACAGAGTAAAAGATATAACTATTACACCCGACCAAGGAGACAAAAAATGAAAATGGGTTTCACTGCAAGCACATTTGATTTGCTGCATGCTGGTCATGTGCAAATGCTTGCAGACGCAAAAGATCAGTGTGATTACCTAGTTGTAGGTTTACAAGTTGATCCATCTGTTGATAGGCCAGAAAAAAACAAACCAGTACAAACATTAGTAGAAAGATTTATACAACTAAAAGGTGTAAAGTACGTTGATGAAATAATTTGTTATCAAACAGAAGAAGATTTGTTAGACATTTTGAAAATTTATCCTATAAATGTTAGAATTTTAGGCGAAGAATATAAAGAAAAAGAATTCACTGGTAGAGATCTGTGCAAACGTAAAAATATAGAATTGTATTTTAATAAACGTGATCATAGATTTAGCTCTAGTGATATAAGACAAAGAGTTTGTGATGCGTTGAAAGAACCAGCTGCAACATCTCCGTGGTATAAAAATATTATTCCACCACGTAAATAACCTAAATATTTATTGACACTAGACACAAAATACATTACAATACATAATATTGGAGAATCATAATGAAAGATATTTTACAAGACATTGTTGCACATACACATACTCTAGGTCTTCCTATGGTAAAAGTAAGTGTAAGCGATGCAAATGATACTGTTATTGAATCAATGGCTGAAGATCGCAGTGTAATTGTTACAGCTAAAACGCATACGCCTGTTGCAGAGTTTAATGATACATTTGGAATGCCAAACTTAGATAAACTTTCTTTGCATCTTAAGAATCCTGAGTATCGTGAAAACGAGAAGATTGAAGTTATTACAGATGTGCGCAACGGCGATACTATTCCTACACACATTCATTTTGAAAATTCTAGTGGCGACTTTCATAACGACTATCGCTTTATGAGTAAAGCTATTATCGAAGAAAAACTCAAAGCAGTAAAGTTCAAAGGTGCTACGTGGGTAATTGTGTTCGAGCCAACACTTGCTAGTATTAGCAGACTTAAACTTATGAGTGCTGCACATTCAGAAGAGCCACTATTTCGAGTATCTACAAGTAACAATAATTTAGTATTCTCGTTTGGCGATGCAAACACACACGCTGGTGAATTTATTTTTGAAGCAAATGTAAGCGGACAGTTACAGCATACTTGGTCTTATCCTGTAGCACAAGTACAAAGCATTCTCAACTTAGATGGCGATGTTACAATGAGTATTTCTGATCAAGGTGCTATGAAAATTACTGTAGACAGCGGCATGACTACATACGACTATATTATTCCTGCACAAAGTAAGTAATGAACACAAACTTAACTGAAACACAAAATGATTATGCTATATTTCTTCCTGCACTAAGTGGTTTTTATGCCACTTATGTAGGTAAGCAGCGCTTTGACGAATATGTTTCTGCAGATAGAATTCCCAGTAATCTACCTAATGGCATTGAAAGTTTAAACTACCTAAACAAAGATGAAGGTAAATTCCAATACAAGTGGACACTGTACTCTGCTGGGCATGCTGACCTAGACACTACTAAAGAAGCACCAAAAGAAGATATGGTGCGTAATAGAGATAGAGATAATACTTGGGTACTAGGCGACTCAGGTGGTTTCCAAATTGGTAAGGGTGTATGGGAAGGTGATTGGAAAGATCCTAACTGTCCTAAAGCACACAAAAAACGTGATGGTGTGCTCAAGTGGATGGATGCATACATGGACTACGGTATGATTCTTGATATTCCAGCATGGGTATCTAGATCAGAAGCAGGACAACGTGCAACAGGTATTAGCACATACCAAGAAGCTGTAAATGCTACACGGATTAATAATGATTACTGGCAAAAGAATCGTACAGGTGCTTGTAAGTTTTTGAATGTCCTACAAGGTGAAAACTTTGATCAAGCTGACGACTGGTACGAGCAAATGAAAGACTTCTGCGACCCAAAGCTGTATCCAGATACACATTTTAACGGCTGGGCAATGGGTGGTCAAAACATGTGTGATATCGAACTTGCTATCAAGCGTCTTGTTACGCTACGGTTCGACGGGTTATTAGAAAAAGGCATACACGATGTTATGCACTTCTTAGGTACTAGTAAGCTAGAATGGGCTGTACTGCTTACTGACGTTCAACGAGCTATTCGAAAGTATCATAACGAAAACTTTACAATTACGTTCGACTGCGCTTCTCCGTTCCTTGCTACTGCAAATGGACAAATTTATATACAAACTGAAACTGAAGATAGATCAAAGTGGGTATATCGCATGGTGCCTAGTGTAGACGATAAAAAATACGCCACTGATGCTAGAGGCTTTCGAGATGCTACATTAGCCGACGGTATTTTTGAAAACTTCACAGATTCTCCAATTAGTGACGGTCTTAAAGTAAGTGACATTTGTACATATGCCCCTGGCGACTTAAATAAAATAGGTAAAGAAGGAAAAACTAGTTGGGATTCTTTTAGTTATGCACTACAAATGGGACATAATGTATGGAGTCATTTGAATGCTGTGCAAGAAGCAAACAGACAGTATGATGCAGGTGTTATTCCTAAAATGTTAGTAGACGAAACATTTGATAGAATATATTTTAGAGATGTTGTAGAACGTATTTTTAGTATAGACAACCGTGATCATGCATTAGCAGAAGTTGAAAAACACAGAAACTTCTTTTTAACTGTGATTGGTACACGAGGTGCTGTTGGAAAGAAAACAATAAATGCTAGTGCAAACTTTAATAAGTTTTTTGAGTAAGGAAATAAAATGACAATATTTGTAAAAGAAGACTTTGTATCACATGCAGGCCTTGATCTTAAATGGAAAATTGAATGTGACGGACTTACCGAAGACGACTGGGAATGCCTAGGACTTATGATCTCGGAAATTGAAAATCGTCCTTTTTCAAAAGTAGTTGGTATTCCACGTGGCGGGTTGCCATTGCAGTATGCAATGGAGAAATATGCCACAGGAGACGAAAAACACCCTATACTAATTGTAGATGATGTTTACACTACTGGTACAAGTTTTAAAGATTTTGTTGAAGAAAATTATGCAGATCAAGATGTAATTTGCTGGGTTGCATTTGCTAGAAATCCTGCAAACCAACAAGTTAATGCGCTGTTTCAAATGGCTTCTAGTATATGGAAAAATTTAAAGTGAACAGAGATTACGACACTGGCGAAAAGAACGATGTAACTTTTTTTACAGGTTATGAAGTTGAAAAAACACCTGCTTATGGAATGAAAACACTTTTTGTAGTTGGAATAAAACCTCTAGATACTATTGAAAGACATTACGAAAAAGAACAATGTGAACATATTTTCTTCGGCGCAAATCATTCTTTTAATCCAAAAGATGATCATATGTGGCGTAAGTGGGAAATATACATAATGCACTTTGTAAATCAAGATATACTGTGTAGTATAGATATTCCGTATGACAAAGCTGAAACATTTTTACAAAGTGCAATAGTTGAGCGTAATAATGTTATACCGCAAATACGTATTCCAATGCCGTATGTACAGCAATGGCCCTATAACACTATGTTAAAAATAGATGATGTAGATTTTAAAGCAACAAATCCCGGTGTGTGGTGTCATAGCTTACATGAATTAAAGGACAAAAATAAATTTACAGATTGGTCACAATATAAACTTGACAAAGTTTTAAAATAATTGTATATTAAATATATTGTTAATAACAAAAAAGAGCTTCAACAATGAGCAAAATGCTTGCAAAGCGGCACATTTGGGTTACTTTTCAACGTGAAGGTATCCATAAGTATCCAGCAGCACTAGAAGATCCTAGTCTTGCTACTGGAGACAAATATGACGTTAGTTTTTTAGGTTATCCTCATCGTCATATTTTTCACTTCAAGGTTCAAATTGAAGTGTTTCACAACGATCGTGATATTGAGTTTATTCAATTTCAACGATGGTTGCAAGAGCTGTACGAACAAGGCACTCTTGAACTAGATTACAAGTCGTGTGAAATGATTGCAGATGATTTGTATGATATGATTTCCGAACGGTATACCGGACGGGCTATTACTATTAATGTTAGCGAAGACAACGAAAACGGTTGTCGTATTTACTACCCTGCTAAACTGGAGAAAATTGACTAATGGGAATTCAAAACCCAACTATCCGTAAAGTTTTTGACGATCTTGACAAGTTCCGCGACTACTGTCGTTTCGAAGGCAAGGTCTTTAATGAGAAGGATCTGTATAAGCAAGATTCGGAGGTATGGCAAGCATACCAGCGCCATCAAGGCTGGCTTCGTGCTAAAGCTCGTAATGCAAATAGGAATAAAGGATGACCGTATACATTGTTGATATAGAAGCTGTTGATACACGCTATACAAAACAATGGAAAACGCACCTACCTGAACAACTGAAAAGAGCAACTAACGAAAATGTAGTTGTTATTTCTGGTGGCGAAACGCCTCAGGCTACTACGCCTGGGGCTTTTCTAAATTTTGGCGGTACTAACGTGTACAAGAGTAACCAACTGGCACAGATTGGTGAAATGTTTTGTAACGGTGAAGTTAAAGATGGCGATTACTTTCTTTACACTGATGCGTGGAACCCCACAGTAATTCAATTAAAATATATGGCTAGTTTGCTAGGCGTTGATATTAAAATCGGCGGTATGTGGCATGCTGGCAGTTATGATCCCCAAGACTTTTTAGGACGTCTTATTGGCGATGCACCTTGGGTACGTTCAGCAGAACACAGTATGTTTAGCTGCTATGATCATAACTTTTACGCAACTGATTTTCACATTGACTTGTTTGCTGAAGAGTTTTTTGACTGGGTCGGTGACGAGCTTCGTGAAGCTAACCAAACTGTTGAACAAGTTGGTTGGCCAATGGAGTATTTAAAAACTGCTCTTGAGCCATACAGGCATATGCCTAAAAAAGATATTGTTCTTTTCCCGCATCGTATTGCACCTGAAAAACAATTAAATATCTTTAAGGATCTTGAAAAGCAGCTACCTGAATATGAATTTGTTGTAGCACAAGAACAAGAACTTTCTAAGCACGATTATCATATGTTGCTAGCAAAATCTAAAGTAGTGTTTAGTGCTAACCTACAAGAAACACTTGGTATTAGTTGGTATGAAGGCGTGCTAGTAGATACTATTCCTATGGTGCCGGATCGTCTTAGTTACGCAGAGATGGCCGACGAAAACTTCTTGTATCCAAGTGATTGGACTGAAGATTACGATGCATACGAACATTTTAAAGAAGATGTTATAGCAACAATTAAAGACTACATGAACAACTATGAAAGTTATTTGCCGGCCTTAGAAAAACAAAAAGAAAAGCTTCAATCATTCTTTAAAGGAGACAAGTTGTATGACGCAATCAAAAAACGTTAAAGCAGGCTCTATATCATTGCCAGATGCAAAGGGCGATGCAACTATAGACATGCATGTTCTCAAAGAATTTGCAGAATCACTTACTGCTGCAAGTAGCTTATTTACTAGTACTACTATTTCTAATATTGCTGCTACCACATATGCAGACGGAACGTATTACAAATATGACGGACTCACAGCAAATGATCCTCTTAGTATATGGGTTGACCCTCCTCAACTATGGGAAGAAAAATTACCGTCCGCTAAAGAAGTTACTGCAATGGCCAAAGAGTACCCTGCATTTGCAAAAGCGTATGAACAATTTCGCAATGCTTATAATTTAGTAATTGATGATTGGAATAGTAAAGATGACTAAACAACAAGAATTTCACTGGGACGTAATTACAAGCATGACGCTTAAACTAGCAGATCAAGTACGCAAAAGTAATTGGCGTCCTGATTATATTGTAGGACTTACTAGAGGCGGATTAGTACCTGCTGTTCTCTTGTCTCACGAATTAGATGTTCCTTGTGAAACTCTTAAAGTAGCGCTGCGTGATGGCGAAGAGCAAGAGTCATGCTATTGGATGGCTGAAGACGCTTACGAAGGAAAAAAAATTCTTATTGTAGATGATATTAACGATACAGGAGAAACACTTCTTTGGATTCAAAAAGATTGGCGTACGGCTCATTATCCCGGTAACGATCGCTGGGACAATATTTGGGGCGATAACGTACGAGTTGCTGTGATTCATAATAATACCCCAAGTAACTTTTCTAATGTTACATATGTAGCAAGCACTATTAACAAAACTGAAAACCCAGTATGGATTGTTTATCCGTGGGAGAAAAGCAATGTTTAAAGAATCTGACAATATTGTAAAGACAAAAAAATATGATGTGTACGCTGTAAACACATTAACACAAGGACATATTGTGTTTGTGCCAAAAAAAGACACTTGGCAAAATTTGCGAGACTGTTTTGAAGCAGCATATAAATGGGGGTATGACTGGGTAGATAAAGACTACTGTAAATCATTTCATGTATTGCAAAACGTAGGCGAAATAGCAGGTAATGAAAATGGAAATCTTGTTTACCTAATTCCAAGACAAGAAAAAGACAATATCGATTTAGATAAAGTTAAAACATTTTTTAACTTTTAATTGACAAAAACCTAAATACAAAGTATATTATACAGATGACATCCACGTCAATAACTCGGAGATAAGATGAAAAAATACGAAGAAATTATACAGCGCATTAAAGACGCCGGCGAAGGCTTTCACGCAAACGATAATATTACTAAGTTTATCGAAGACGGCGAAAAAGAACAACTAATCGATGAACTTACTGAAAAGTTTGAAGGTGTTCTTGACGCACTTATCATTGATCGTAACAATGATCCTAACTCGCAAGATACTGCTCGGCGCCTCGCGAAAATGTACTACAAAGAAATTATGAGCGGACGTTATGATGCTCGTCCTAATGCTACTGCTTTTCCTAATGTAACTAATGACCCTTATAAAGGCATGTTAGTAGTACGTAGTGAACTTAAAAGTATGTGCTCGCATCATCATCAACCAGTAAGCGGTGTAGCATACATTGGTATTATTGCTGCTGACACACTTATTGGACTTAGTAAGTATACACGTTTAGCACAATGGTGCGCACGTCGCGGTACCTTACAAGAAGAACTAGCAATGGATATTGCTAAAGAAATTATGAATGCTACTGGGTCTGAACATGTTGGTGTTTATATTCAAGCTACACACGGCTGTTGCGAAAATCGTGGCATTAGTGCACATAGCTCACTTACTCAAACCACTGTCCTTAAAGGTGCATTTTACGACGACCCTAGCACTAAAAAAGAGTTTATGGACAATATCAAACTACAACAAGGATATGCAAACTAATGGCTGCTACAAAACCAGTAGAACTTGGCCCGTTTCAAACTATTTACGATAGCGACGATGAGGGTGTAATTAGAAAAGAACTAATTATATATAGAAAAGTAGGAGATCGAGTACTTCGTGAAACTGCTGTACGTGAATATCATCGAGAAAGCGACTATCACGATTCACTCAGTGTAACCCCAATTTATTATGGAGACAAAGATGGCTGAACCAGTAGATATAAGTAAAAAGCACTTTTACATAAGTCTAGTAAAGAGTGCTGTGCGTATTGGTGCTGGGGCTGCTTTTGTAAGTAGTTTGTTTACACCAGTAATAGTAATGCCAGTTGTAGTAGGTGGTGCACTGCTAATTGCAGCAGAAGTTCTTGGCATCCTTGAGGAGCTTTAATGAAATTACGATACTCTGAAGCATTTTATAGTGTACAAGGTGAAGGCAAGTATGTAGGTGTACCCAGTGTATTCCTACGTACATTTGGTTGTAACTTCCGTTGTATGAACTTTGGTCTTCCGAAAGACAAAGATCGATGGGAACAACATGCCGAAGGCAATAGATACAATCCCGAAGTAAAAGAACTTATTGATAATAAAGTTCACGAAACTACGGAAAAGTTTGAAGACCTGCCTATTATTCACACAGGCTGCGATACTTACGCAAGCATTTATCCTGAATTTAAACATTTTAATCGGCAAGCAGATGTCGAAGAAGTAGTAGAACACTTGCTGAGTCTTACTCCAGAAGGTAAGTGGACTATGGATAATGGTCAAGATATTCATCTAATTCTAACAGGCGGTGAACCTTTGCTTGCTTGGCAACGACTATATATCGAACTGTTCGAACATCCTCGAATGTCAGATTTAAAGAACGTAACATTCGAGACAAATACAACACAAAAATTACACAAAGAATTTAAAGAATATTTAGATACTCAGGACCGTTTTGAAGTAACATGGAGTTGTTCTCCTAAACTAAGTGTTTCAGGCGAACCCTGGGACACTGCTATTCTCCCTGATATTGCAAAACAATACAGTGAAATTAAAGGCAGTGACTTATACTTAAAATTTGTTGTAGCTGATAAAGATGATATTGATGAAGTTTCTAAAGCAGTAAACGAATATCGTGCAGTTGGTGTAGAGTGTCCAGTATATTGTATGCCACTAGGCGGTCGTTCTGAAGAATATAATATGAATGTTAAAGAAGTAGCTGAAATTTGTATGCAGCGTGGATGGCGATTTACCCCAAGACTGCACATTTCACTATTTGGTAATGCATGGGGAACATAATGAAAAATATGCTAAAACGCCTAATGGGCATCGACAAACTTGAAAAAGAAAAGCTTAAACTGCTTGAAGAAACTGATCCTAAAGCAGCAGCAACAGCTAAAGGTGAGCCTTATATTGCAGTAATTGATACACAAGTTAATCCAGATAATATTAAAAATGGTTTTTTTGAATTAGATTGGAACAACGAATTTATCGAACAATTACTCGATGCTGGTTATAAAGGCGAAACCAACGAAGATATTGTCGATCAATGGTTTAGAACAATTGTACAGCAAATGCTTGTCGAAGACGGACAAAGTACAGACAGAGACATGGGTTACATCAATGTTATACCGATCGACAAAGGAAAATCAGAAGTTTCTTAAAAAGTTGGTTGACTTTTCCTTTATTATATACTAGTATAATTATATGAGCACTTATATTCTAGTTGATACTATGAACACTTTCTTTCGAGCTAGACACGTAGTTCGGGGAAGTCTCGACGACAAAGTCGGTATGGCTTTGCATGTTACTCTTAACAGCATTAAAAAGGCATGGCAAGACTTTGATGCAGATCATGTTGTATTTTGCTTAGAAGGGCGTAGTTGGCGCAAAGACGTATACGCACCGTACAAACGAAATCGGCAAGAAGCACGAGACGCCATGAATGCACAGCAAGCCGAAGAAGATCGTGTGTTCTTTGAAATCTTTGACGAATTTAAAGACTTTGTTCGCACAAAGACTAACTGCACAGTACTGCATCATAAACAATTAGAAGCAGATGACCTTATTGCTGGGTGGGTACAAGAGCATCCGAACGATAATCATGTTATTCTTAGTACAGACGGTGATTTTGCACAACTTATTGCACCTAATGTAAAGCAATACAATGGTGTAAGTAATGTAACTATTACTCACGAAGGTTACTTTGACGATAAAGGCAAACGTGTTATAGATAAAAAAACAGGCGAAGAAAAGCCTGCGCCTGATCCGCAGTGGCTACTTTTTGAAAAGTGTATGCGTGGCGATACTAGTGACAATATTTTTAGTGCATATCCAGGTGTACGTAAAAAAGGTACTAAAAATAAAGTTGGGCTATTTGAAGCTTTTGCAGATAAGAATACAAAAGGCTACAACTGGAACAACATGATGCTACAACGCTGGACAGATCACGAAGGAGTAGAACATCGTGTGATTGATGACTACAATAGAAATGTATTACTTTGTGATCTAACAGCACAGCCTGTCGATATTAAAGAACTTATTACAAGTACTATTGATAGCGAGACTGAATCACCTAAAGATTTGTCACAAGTTGGTGTTAGGCTTCTAAAATTTTGTCACAAGTGGGATATGAATAGAATTGCAGACAACATTAGTTTGTATGCAGAACCGTTTCAATCAAGGTATGTAAAATGAACGCTAAAGAAATTTTAAAAGATAAGTTTTGGATTGTAGAAGATAACGGTGAAAGTGTAGGTACAATTTCGTTTAACAACGATCATTACATTGTACACACCGAAAAAGACTCGCCTGCTGTTTGTAATTCAAAGTCTAGTGTAAACAAAAAACTAGGATCGCTTACTTGGACGCAACTAAAAGTTACAGAAACTACACAATTTTATGTGCACGATTTCCCTACAAATTGTAAACCTTTTAACAGTATGTATGACATAAAACGGAAACTTCCGTTGTTTACAAAAAGTGAAAAATCGAAAAGTGTTTACTGTGCAGGATACTACATCATCCAATTCAATAAAGGTTGGGTAAAAAGTTACTGTCCTAAACTAATTACAATTGAACGATACAATAACAAAGGCCCATTTAAAACTGATATAGAAATGCGGCAACAACTGAGTATTGCAAATGCAAAAACAACCAATTAATACGTCTCCTATCAAACAATTTTTGACTCTTGTTAAAGAAGCTGAAACTAGTCGACAACAAGAAATTAGGATGAATGTAGATCAAGCAAAAAAGTTGCACTACTGTCTTACAGAACTTTTAGCAAGGCATACAGAAGACTTGGAATCTCTTCTTATGTCTCAACCCCAACAGAATAATGAAGTAATCAATATCAGAATGGACGGCGGTTCTAGCTGGTAAAAGATAAATATATACGTATATAATGAGGAACGATAAATGAGTAGGCCAAAGCCTGTAGTACTAAAAGAGTACACAGACAAGAACACATATAGAACTGAGCAAGTGTTAGAAGCTGAGGCAATTTGGGCTGTATTCTTCCAAGGTAAGCCTTTTAACCTAAAAAGTTTTAACAGCCTAACAAATTACCCTGGCCCAAAGTATAAAAAGACAAGTTTCAGTAACCCCGGACATGCTCATAACTTAGCAGAACGGTTAAATACTGTTTGGAAGACAGACGAATTCAAGGTCGTTAAGTTTACAAACAGTTTTACAGAGAATGAATAGAGTCACATACACTAAAATTTTTTTAAACAGTTCTAAATTAAGCACCGATGATGCTAATATTAAAAAATATTCGTCAGACTGGTGGTATAATACTCGTGACAAAAAAGAAGGTGGACTACGTCTCACTGAAGCAGGGCGTGATTTTTTAAAAAATAATCTAGAACTTACACTTTTTAGAATAAAATTTCCCCCCGATGTAAACATTTATAAAACGAACATTCTGATACATTTAGACAACTTTATCACTTGTCCGTACTATCTCACAAAAAAATATATCGAAGTAACAGACGATCGCAAAGCTATGGAGATAAGTCTGTTTTCTGGTGATATAGAACGATACGGCTTAATAAAAGCAATTGAGCGCCAAAAAAACATTTGACTTTCTTGCCTATTTGTCGTATTATATACATAGTTAATAAACAAACAGGTACACATCATGGACACGATTCGCACTACTTCCCCTAATAGCGCAAAAAAAGTTATTGCTGCTGCATTCGATCAACAACGCCCTATTTTTGTTTGGGGACCTCCAGGTATTGGTAAATCCGACATTGTACATCAGATCGGCGAAAGCATGGATGCGCATGTTATTGATATTCGTTTGAGTCTTTGGGAGCCTACTGATATTAAAGGTATTCCATATTTTGATTCTAATGTAAATAAAATGGTATGGGCTGCACCAAGTGAACTGCCGGATGAAGAAATGGCTAGTGAACACAAGCATGTTATTCTTTTTCTTGACGAAATGAACTCAGCTGCACCAGCTGTGCAAGCGGCTGCATATCAGCTTATTCTAAATCGTCGTGTAGGTCAGTACAAACTACCAGATAACGTTCTTATCGTAGCTGCTGGTAACCGTGATAGCGACAAAGGTGTTACATATCGTATGCCAGCGCCACTTGCTAACCGTTTTGTTCACCTTGAGATGGCAGTATCATTTGACGATTGGTTTGAATGGGCTGTAACTAATAAAATTCACCCTGATGTAGTTGGTTATTTACAATTTAGTAAACAAGATTTGTACGACTTTGATCCTAAATCGCCTAGTCGTTCTTTTGCAACGCCTCGTTCGTGGTCGTTTGTAAGTGACTTTTTGAACGATAATTACGATGCAGAAACACTTATGGATCTAGTGTCTGGCAGTGTTGGCGAAGGATTGGCTGTGAAGTTTGTTGCTCATCGCAAAGTTGCAAGTAGCATGCCCAATCCTACAGATATCCTTGCTGGTAAAGTCAAAGATCTTGACACTAACGAAATTAGTGCAATGTATAGCTTAATTGTAGCCATGTGTTATGAACTAAGCCAAACTGTTGCAAATAGTCAAGACGATAAAAAAGAGTTTTATGATCAGGTAGAACAATTCCTTAGCTTTTCGATGAAAAATTTTGATACTGAACTAGTTGTTATGGCAATGAAGTTAGCACTGACACAATACAAACTGCCAATTGATCCTGATAAAGTGCCAAGCTTTGACGAGTTCCACGAAAAATACGGTAAGTATATTAAAGCAGCTCAATCCTAATAAACTTCAAAGCGCTTGACTTTTCGAGCGCTTTGTTGTATTATATACGTACATTAAAGAAAGGAAGCTTTATGTCTGTTGCAGGTAAAAAACATTGGGAACCTGATCCTGATATTACTGAAGATGCACTCGAACAAATGACCAAAGATGTCATCGATCGTATCACTGTTGCTCGGGTAGGTCTTTTGCTTAAACACCCGTTCTTTGGCAACATGGCTACTAGACTTAAAGTAAAAGCAGCAAACGACTGGCTTCCTACTGCTGCGGTAGACGGTCGTAACTTGTACTTTAATGCACAGTTTTTTAATGCAATGTCTAACGCAGAAATTGAGTTTGTAATTGCACACGAAATTTTGCACTGTGTATTTGATCACCTAGGCCGACGTGATGACAGAGATCCTAAAATTTACAATGTAGCAGCTGACTATATTGTAAATAACTTGCTTGTACGTGATAAAATTGGTGAAAAGCCTAAACTTGTTGATTGCTTCCAAGACTTCAAATACGAAGGCTGGACTAGTGAAGAAGTTTATGATGATTTGATGGAAAATGTAGTTGAACACATTGACATCGACGAACTTGGCGAATTACTAGATGAACATTTAGATCTTGAAAATGGTGACGGCGATGGCGGCGCTCCTAAGTTATCTAAAGAAGAAATGAAAGAAATCCGTGATAGCATTAAAGAAAGTATGCTTTCGGCAGCACAAGCTGCTGGTGCAGGTAAGGTGCCCGGAGAAGTAGCCCGTCTTATTAAACAGTTCACAGAGCCAAAAATGAATTGGCGTGAAATTTTGCAACAGCAAATTCAAAGCACTGTAAAAAACGATTACAGTTTTGCAAGACCATCACGTAAATCACACTACGGTGCTGTGATTCCTGGTACAATTAATGAAGAAACAATTGATGTATGTATTGCCCTAGATACAAGCGGAAGTATTGGCAATGAACAACTGCAAGATTTTCTCGGTGAAGTACAGGGTATTATGAATCAATATAATGATTATAATATCAAAGTTTGGTGCTTTGATACTAAGGTATATAATCTTGAAGAGTTTAGTGCTCACGACGGTGACATTACTGAATACGAAGCAGCCGGAGGCGGCGGCACTGACTTTGATGCGAACTGGGACTTTATGAAAGAAGAAGGCATTGAACCTAAAAAGTTCATTATGTTCACAGACGGCTATCCTTGGGGCAGCTGGGGCGATGATTCTTATTGCGATACAGTATTTGTTATTCATAGTAACTACGATAAAGATTTAGAAGCTCCGTTTGGTGTTACTACACATTATGACAAGGCCTAAAATAGATACTAGACCTAATCCATACGAAGTGTTCGGCATACGTAAAACAAAAATTTTGCCCGAACACTTCGAAATCACAGTAGTACCTTACCCAGACAAGCCTTATCCGTCTAGACCTAAAGGACTTGTTGAACACGATATCGAAACATGGATTCTAGAAAATACTCATGGTAGATATTTTTTATTAAGAACACATCACGAAGGTTATATAGTAGGGTTCGAAGAACCAAAAGAACTCAGCTATTTCATTTTAGCTTATAAATAATTTACAACATAGGAGATAATATGTCAGAAGAAAATACTGAAGTATCTGCTGCTGCAGAGTCTGCACCAAACGATACCCAACAAGAAGCACCTGTAGAGCTTACAGTAAACGACTTGTCTGCAATTAGGCAAGTAATCGATGCAGCACAAAGTAGAGGCGCATTTAAAGCTAACGAAATGGTTGCTGTAGGAACTGTCTATACAAAATTAGATAACTTCCTCAATGCAGTAGCCGCACAACAGCAGCCTGCTGAAGCAGCAGAGCAAACTGACGGAGAATAAAATGTTAAAACACGTAGGTCGTATTAAGAAAACACAAAAAAAGTGTGTAGTTGCCTACCGTTTAGTGCCAGGCACCGATGACCAAGCAATTATTGTTCCGACTGAAAGCTTAATGGCCGAAGAGCATGACACAATTATTAAATTAGTCGAAAGTGCTGCCGGTCAAGAAGCATATGAATTAGCCGAAGCAATGGCTAGAACACCGTTGCCAGATGGCAGAAATATGCTTGCAGGTTTTCATACTACAGGAAAAATGCTAAAAGTACCGACAAAAGATATCGAAATGACTCCTGATCTTAAAACTGTGATTGATTTAGATGAGTTAAACACTACCATTGCACAGCAAAAAGGTGTTACTGTTGCAGACTTAGCACTTAAAAATCCAGACGGTACACAAGAATCAGCAGTTGAAGAAGTACAAGAATCAGTAGACCCTGTAGAACTGTATACTTCTGATACTCCAGCTACAATCATTTCAGAAGAAGTTTTAACGGATGAAAAATTAGCAGCACAGTATAGATCACAAGCCGACGCTTTATTCAAAGAAGCAAAATCTTTGCGGGAAAAAGCAAAAGATATAACTGATCGTCTTAAATCAGAAGACGTCGGTGGCTAAAAGAAAACGGTTCGAAGACAAAACTATACAATCATGGCCTGAAGTTCTAAAAGACATAGAAATTCAGTCTATTCCTTCTGATTATGTAAAACAAATAAAAGTAAACTTCAGTGATGGGCGTGAATGGTTAATTGATATGGCCGAAAACGACATCACTGATGTTGAAACTATTGTCTCAGAAATTTACAAAGAATATGAAAATTTAGTTGACACTATTAATTTTAGTGTTGACATTGATAGAATTAGAGCAGACATTGAAAAAAGAACTACTATCTTTTTGAAAAAACGTAAGTAAGTAGATAAATACAGTATAAGACTGTATATTGCATTCAGGAGTTTTCAATGGCTTTACAAATAAGACGTGGTACCGATGCCCAACGTTTAACAATTACACCTGCAGAAGGTGAATTAATCTACACCACTGACACAAAATTACTATATGTAGGCGACGGTTCGACCGCAGGCGGTACAAAAGCTGATACTGGTATTAACGATCTTTTAGAAGACACAACACCACAACTAGGCGGAAACTTAGATTTAAACAGTCAAGATATAACCGGTGTTGGTAACATTAACAACAGCGGTAATATAACAGCATCAGGTGTAGTATCAGCAGCCAGTGGTAACTTTACAAACGGCACATTTGGTTTAGCTACTGGTAACTTTAAAGGTACTTTTGCAGCTGATGATAGTGTAATATTAATAGACGGTGTAAGTGGAAAAGTTAATTTAGCACCAAATGCAATAAATGACATAGGCAATGTGGCTGCTCCTAATCCGTCAAATGGGGATGTGCTTGTATATAACACTAGTTCTGGCAATTGGGAAAGTGGCACTGCAAATGTTACAGGAAATTTGGTAGGATCTGTTTTTGCCGACGATAGTAAACTAATGATCGACGGTATAAGTGGTATTGCTTACGGACCATTTATAGGCGATCTTAATGGTTCTGTTTTTGGCGACCAAAGCACACAAATAGTCGACGGACAAAGTGGTAATATCCTTCCAGCCGCAATAATAGCTGTAGGTAATACACTAGATATTAATCCACAAAGTACTGGCACAAACGAAATAATCTTAAATTCCACTGACGAACTTGGTATTTTAAGATTTAAAAGAACGCAAGCGGGTGATTTAGAAGGCAATACTACAATTAGATATGGTAGTATTTTCTTTGAAAGAAACGACGACAATGGAACAAGAATTGTCAACCAAATTACTGGTAAGGAAGATGCCCTTTATTTTATTAACAATCCAGACGGTGATTTTGAAGCACTTAGAGAAGAAACTTATCTTGCATGGATTGGAAATAAATTAGGTGTTGGCACATATGCACCTAGAGAGCACTTAGATGTAAGAGGAAGTGCTATCATCGAAAGTGACCTAAAAGCTGCTGCAATTACTGGTGACTTAAAAGCTGACGATTCAACTGTAATTGTAGATGCTACAACGCAAGGCGGTTCATTTACTACACTTGCTTCTAGTACTTCATTACAACTAGCAACTTATGCAGATGCTACTGCTAGAGATGCAGGAATAACTTCGCCTGCTAACGGAATGCTATGTTATCTAACAGGCACACATAAATTCCAAGGTTATGCTAACGGTGCATGGGTAGACTTGAACTAAGATCTACCCTTAAAAACGAAACATTGATTTATTTTGTTTACTTTATCATAAGTTTTTAGCCATCCTTCTTTATAGCAAGTAGGCCCTTTTACATACAATATGCCATTTTCTATCTTAGTATCACAATACACTTGATCGCCTAAAATTATCGAACTTTTTAACATTTTTTGGTAGTGATCAACTTTGTCTATGCTTTCAAATACAGTATTAATTGTTATAGGACCCACTTCACTCATGCCCCAGTTAGGCTGCACTGTTGCTCCTTTTTTAACAAATTCTCTTATCATTTCCCACGAAACTATATCACTGCCGCCTAATATCCATTTTCCTTTCAAGCAACAATCTTGAAATCCTTTGGTCATCATTAGTGCATGCATATGCGCTGGAGTTAAAAAAGTATGTGTATAATCTTTAAAATCTTTTAAAAAACTAAAAGCATTAAAATTTTGAATTTTTAACTCTGCTCCAAGCACATGCGCTGGCAAACTTTGTGTAAGTAAACCACCAGCATGTGTCATACGTGTTACTGTTAGTACTTTACTGTTTTTTGAAAGCTTTTGTGCCTCTATAGCAACGGCAACTGATTCTTTTAAATTTTTCGATGTTCGAAATATTTTTTTTGGAGGTCCTGTTGTTCCGCTAGATGTTATAGAAACTCCATTTTTGTAAATTTCATCAAAATCAATAATAGGCATTATAGTGTGCTTGAAGTTGTTTTACAACAACATTATTCTCATTATATTCTTTGTGGTCTACTTTTGCAACTTCGGTTATTCCGCCACTAGTACTACAAATAAAAACTGTATCAGCATTATACAACTCTATCGGCGTTATAGGCTTCCTAGTAAACTGTATTTGTAAGTCCCTGCAAATATCTTCAACAACTTCTATTGTAACACTGCCTAGAACATTTTCGCTTGGTGTATAAACCTGTTTATTTTTTACAATACACACGCCAAATCCTGGTCCTTCTGTAACAAAACCATTATAATCTAATACTAATGCACTTGTAAGATTTTGAGCATCTGCATATTTTTGTGCTTTAGTTAATTCAATCCAGCCAAAATTCTTATATTTTTGGGGATAAGATTTATCAGATACACGTCTATTGTTATAATCTAAAGTAAGCGAAACTTTATCATTTGATATATTGTAATAAGGCTTTACATACACTACCTGATGTTCAATTGCAGTCATATCTCTTGGACTTCCACTAGGCGGAGTCCCTCGCCAGTTACAAACCCAAACAAATGCATCGTCTAAATTATTTTTTTCTAGCAAATCTTTTGCAATTGTATCTATATTTGGAATAGGCGTAAATCCAAAATATTTACAACTATCTGTGTATCTATTTAAATGTTTTTGATAAAATAGTATATTTTGATTTTTTGTTTTCATCACATCGTAGGTTGCATCGCTATGAATAAATCCAAAATCTAATATACTGACACTAACATCTGCTATACTCTTAAAATTATTATTGTGCCAACAAATTAAATTATTCATCAAAATGTACTTTCTTTAACTGCGGATCATCTGGTAATTTTTCTTTTAGTTTTTTAAGCCTAGCAATACGCCACTCGAGTAATTTAAAATCTAAAGCCCATGGGAATATAGCATGTAATAAGCTACCTAAACAAACAAGCAACAAAAAGAAAAATTCATCAATAGCTAGTCTAAAATGCCAAAAATAACCAGCTGATGGTTTATTTGCTTTTTCTTTGGCTTCTTTTAAATGATTCCAATTAATCCACGTACTCATTTGTTATTAAACTCCGACGTTTTAAATACTCATCTATATTTAGTTGCCATAAAGTTTGCTTTGTAAAAAACAGTTCTCTAGTACCACAATCTTTAAGAATACCCTGTTTTGCTAACAAGCCCATAAGTCTGTGATTGCGTGCAGCTTTTCCGTTTGAATGCTCATTATCTACATTAGTTGTTAGGTAAAGTTCATCTGACTGACAGTAGTCGATCATTTTAGGAATAAATTCACGTTGTGTGATACTATTCCAATCGCCCTTACTTAATCCTTTAAAATTATCAGTAAAAGGTAATTCGCATCCCCTAAAAAGAATACGCCAAGCTGATTTAGAGACTTCGGGCAACGGATGACATCCGCCTACAGCAATAATTTTTGCTCCTTTTAATGCACAATAATATTCTCCGTAAGACTTGCACCATTCTAATTTCATAGCTTCAAAACTAGAGTTATTTGTATATCCTAGTTTTTCGCACTCTTTACAAAAATCTGCAAGCGCCCTTAGATGATAAGTTTTTATAGGAGTAACTTTAATTTTTTCTATCACTTTATCCTAAAGATACAACTAGATGATATCTTTCTTCCCTACTAGAATTTATTGCTGTATGATACTTCGTAGTATCAGTCCACACCCATTCATGTTTTTTCAAATGAACTGTTTCATTTTCTATGATCATTAAGCACCCTTCTTGTGTTTTTAAAGGATAGTGTATTCTTGGATGTGTATCTTTATGCCAAGATAAGCATGTTTTAGGTTTTAAATTCATTACTCTTACCCTGCCTATATTGTATAGTCTTTTCACTTTGCTAAAGACATCATCAAACCCTGTACCTTTAAATTGATTACATAAAACAGAAAAATCGCTTTCTTTAAATTTTTCTTGCCTTTCTGGTACTATAATTTTTCCACTTTCGTCTTTATAGTTGTTATCCCAGTCGTAATGTAAACTGCCCCTACCGAGATGAATATCGTCTTCGTATCCAGGCACGGTGTTTATACATATTTGATCTTTGTTTAAAGGATGCCATTTAATAGCTCCTGAATCAATAAGATTTACAAATTCACTCCATAAATCATAACATGGTAAATTATTTAAAACTTCAAAATTAGACATTGTATGTGCTTTCTATAATATTTATTGCGTTGAAAATGTCTATGCTAGTAGTAATTGATAATTGTAAAAAACTATCAGAAGTACAAACTTTGTCATATACTAAATTAGTGTTTACAGCATATAGCCTGTGTGGCTCGATATTTACTTGTTCTACAAGATCAAAATTATCTTCGTATCTAATAGTTAAATTTTGCGGTTTATCAAATGCCCAAAATTGTATAAAAGTTGTAGGCATAACCATGTCTGTTCGAGGCGTTTCATTTGCGCCTACTTCCCAACGCTTAATGCTACTTCTAAGCATGTGTTGTTTAAAATTATTTAAAACACTAAAAACAGGATCATCTAATACTTCGGTAGGAATTAAAAAATCATTTTCTAATGTAATATAATAATTTACAGCTCGATTTATGTCTTCCAAGTTACCAATAGAAACATCGTCTAAATCTAATTGTCCTGTTTTATTAACTAATGGTAATGCATATTGATTTTCATATATTTGCTTAGTTTCTTCATTTTTCCAAGATACAAAATACTTGTTAAATTTTTTACAGCAGTTATCAAAAAGATCTGCATCTAGTTTAATGTCTGTAGGATTCATAAAACTAGGCAACTTTTTTTCAAATGCATCTTGATCTAAGGATCGAAGCATCCTAAATTTATTGAAAACAGGCCTTGGATCACTATTGACTTTTTCTTGTTGATTTTGCAGCCATAACTTTGCTTTTAATATCTCATCAAGCATTAAACTTTCTCTTAGGTATTTTACTATCAGCACTACTTACACAACTGTTTGTAATGCAAGGTTGTGGTTTATCGAATAATTTAAACCCAGTTTCTATGTTTCCTAAAGGAGCATCATGGCAACTATAGCTACGCTTAATTGATCCGTCAGGTTCTCGTATGATTATACCTTGATATCCAGCATTGCAACTCCATCCATTAAAGTTATTAAAGTTAAATGCGTTGAATCGCTCTGCTTGATCCATATACCATTTTTTACCTTTACTATCAGTAAATTCAACTTGCATATGCCAAGGTACACTTTTGTCGTTTTGCCCTATTACATATTCAGGTAGTTCAAAACTTGGTTTTGGTCTATTAGCCCATGTGCGTTTTACTTCAGTGTACGCCATCTGTGGCATTCCGTTGTATAAACGTTGTTTCATATCATCAGTATACCCGTCTACTACACGGCTAGCTGTGGGATCGCTTTGTGGCTTTAGTGTTACATTTATACCTTGTTCATGAAAGAACAACGCATTGTCCCAGTCTTTCTCAAACCACTCTGGCACCATTACCATGTTGATGGTTACTTGTACATCATGCTCTTGACACAGTATAAGCTTGTCAGCAAAGTCCTGCATCTTCTCACGAGTGTTTAGGTGCTCTGTGTGTAGGCTAGCAGTGATACTAGCACGGTGGAACGGCTTTGCGTATTCTACATACGTCTCAAACCACTTCTTGGGTCGAGAGCAGTTTGATGTCATATGAATACTAGTGTAATTGGTGTTATCAACGTCGTCAGCGAGATATTTAAGTATGTCAAGATAACCGGGATGAAAAGTAGGCTCGCCCCCACTAAGGCTGAAATGAAAGCTATTAAATCCATTGCCTCGGGCTTGTCGTTTGATTTCATCTATTGTCCTCAAACATAGTTCGGTTGGCCTGTGATCTTTTTTATCACTACGGGCATAGGGCCAGCAGTAGCTACAACGATAGTTACAGAAGCGTCCTAATAGCCAGCTTACTGTAAACAAGTCTCTGTATAATAAAGTACGCTGCCCTACTTGTACAATATCGTCAAATGGTATTTTTGTAAAGTCATAGTCTGACCATGTAAGGTCGTCCGTCATTTAAATATTTTTCCAAAATAATCTAAATAATCTTTTTTGTACGTTTTAGAAAAGTACGCAAGATCATCATAAAGTAATTTATTACTAGCTATACTGTACTTATGATTATCAAGGGCTGTAAAAATATTTTGCCAACCAGATATACTGTAGCTGTCTTGTGAAGGAATACTAGAAATTTGATCATTTATTTTTTGTTTTACTGAATGTATTAACTCAGTAGGAACACTATTTAAAATCATCGATTGTGGTTCATAAATTATATTAGGCAGAATACGCATGTCATTATCATCTTCACAAAGAGATATATACCACGCAATTAACTCATCTATTTCTGTAATATTCAATGCATGAATTACAGGCACTAGACTTATCTGAATGTTGCCTTTTTGTTTTTTAAAATCTATTAACTTTCGAAGGTTAGTTTCGATCAAACTCCAATCAGAACCAAACCGCAAATAGTCATTTGTTCGACCAGCAGCGTCTATACTTAAACCTAAATTAACGTGTTTAAATTCGCTTAACAACTCTAGTTGTTCGTCTGATATCATGCTTACATTTGTAGAACACCAAAAATTAATATTCTTTGCATGACCTTTATCGACAACAGATTTAATATACTTCCATAGATTTTTTATGATAAAAGGTTCGCCGCCAGTTACATAAAGACGATTTAGTTTATGATCTATCTCGCTTAAACTTTGCCATAATTTTTCATTTTGATCTATATTACTTCTGTTGTTATACAAATGTCCTGCAAATCTATCTGGTCTATCTATTTCGTTTTTTACTGTAATAGAGTGTAGTAAACTAGACCAAACAGGACTACACATAATACATGCGTAATTACATGTGTTAGAAACTTGCAAATTATAATAAGACGGTTGTATGCTTTTGCCTAATTCCCAATTTTCAAAAGTATTAACAAAATCTTCTCTAACAAATTCGTAGTCCATTAGTCTTTTACTAGAGTAACCTTGTTCTTCTTTTTCCCAACACTGTTTGCATTGGGGTATTTTCTCACCTGCTAGTAATCTTTGTCTACTTTGATTATATACATCGCTGTTAAAAATTTCTTCTACGCTATGCTTGCTTGCATTAAGACCTATTGATTCTGCTTCGCAACAAAATTTAATATCACCGTTTGTTTCCATACTAAAGTGCTGCCATAAGTGTGGACAAAAATTTTCATAATTTTTGACTTTGTTGTGATATTTGCTTAGATCCATTTAGTTTTTCTCTACATAAATTAGATCTTTTGTTGCATAAAACTCTTTATTTTCAACAAGCTGACCGCAGTCTTCAGAACATGCATAACAGAAATCTCCTTTTTTATGACTTTCATACACTTCGCTCCACCAACCATTTTCCATTATTTCTTCAATGTCATATTTGTGTAAACTGTTAGTATTTCTTGCGTCGTGATCTGTTTCCCAATGCTGCGAATAACAATAATCTTGATCACTGCGATTTTTGCTAGGCAAGTTAAATCCTAATTTATTACATGGCCATATTGTTCCTTCACTAAACACAAAAACATTGTGTCTATCTTGACTACTACACTTTACAAACTTTCCGGTGGTTAAGTCGTAATTATCAAACGGAATTGACTCAGGGTAGGTATACGCAGGCAAACTGCCTAACGGTTTTGTGGTAGGATACTCAGGCACTTCTGTTGACTCGCTGTTGTCTTTAGAAATAAAATGTCTATATTCATCAGGCAAATCTTCAGCTTTGTAATCAGCATTTCTAAAACTTAACACTTTTCTAAAATATGCAAAACCTTCTGCTTTAGATCTAGCTTTTGCTTCTTCCACGTCTTGAAAATTATGGGGAAATATAATGTACTGCCAATGACTGTTACCGCCTGCTTGATTAAATGCTCTAAAGTTCTCTTCTAATCTTTGCCATCTTACACCAACTCTATAAATTTCATTTGTAGCTTCTAATCCGTCTATGCCCCAAATTACTTCATGATAGTATGCTTTTTTCAAAGAGTGTGCAAGTCTTGTCCAGTAGTCTGCTGTTTTTAGTCCACCGTTTGTGTGAACATATATACTAAGTTGCGGAAACTCTTCAATAAAGTAATCAATCATTGGTATAAAGTTAGGGTGTGTCAACGCATCACCAAAACAACCGCAAAACGAAATATTTTGTAAACTAGGTGTTTTATTTTGATTAAAGTTACGTTTAATCAAGTCTAATGGCAAGAAATGCGTATCTATCCATCCTAGTGGCAAATATCTATTCTCGCCAGTTGAATCGTCTATTTCCATGGGATCTGATCTAGGACATTCAGGGCACGCTGCGTTACAATAATTGCTTATCTCAAAATGAATATCGCGAATTTGGTTTGGTTTAAAATACCACATTATAACTCCACTAAGTCTGTTAAAATATCTCTTGCTACTTTCTTTTCACAAGTTTCTATGCACGCTTGACATTTTCCTAACGGGTCGTCTTTTGCCTTTTCCCAACTTGCATAGATGTACTTGAAAAAATCATTATTTAAAATTTCACCTATAGGGTGATTATGTAAATTGCTTACTTCTTTCCCGCCTGCTAATTTATGCCATGCTTCTATTTTCAAATCGTTTGAATACATTCTAGCACCAATATGACAGCAGGGATATACACTACCGTCATTCATTATCATTATATCTCTGTGTCCCAAAACTTGACAGTCGATATCTGTGGTGTTTTTAGGAAACTCTTTTCTAGGCGGTAGTTCACGTTTTGTTTCATGAAATTTACTACTATCAATTTTTACAGGCTCAATTTTTTTATAATCTACATCGTAATTTTTTGGATTGTATTTAGGATCTATATTTTCATTTCTGTGACTTTGTACCAAATAAAATCGCATAAAACCTTTTTCTATAGCATAATCCCTAGCATCAAATACTTGATGCTTATTATGATCAAAAACAATAAACTGCCACTGTGCATATCCGCCTGCTTCGATAAAAGCAGTAAAATTTTCTTCTAACTTTTTCCAATTAACCCCAACTCTATACATATGGTTTGTGTCAGACAGCCCGTCTATACCAAATATAATATGGCGTAAATTGCTGTTAAGTAACTTTCCTAACTTAGTCCAAAGATCAACATTTTTTAACCCACCGTTTGTTGCTATACCAATTTCAATACCAGGCCATTCAGAAATAAAATGTTCTATAATTTCTATAATGTTAGGATGGGTTAACGGATCTCCAAAACTTCCGCAAAACTTTACATGAGTGAGTCTTGGTAATTGATCTATAGTAAATCGCTTTTTAATAAGATCTAGCGATAATGCAGTTTTATCTAGGAAAGGCCAACATTGATTATCAATTTCTCGTACACATTCAGGACACTTTGCATTACAAATATTTGTTAAGTCGAAGTGAAGCCATTCTACATCTTCAGCTTGTAACGGCCACATTATTCGTCCTCCAATACGTCTACAATTTTCTTTACATGATCAAACGTATCAGCAATGTCTACTCCACGTCTAGCACTCACGCCTTCTAAAAACCATTTTAATTTTCGCCATGTATCTATATTATTATTCATTGCAATATTACTTTTAATATTTTCTAAATGCTTTATCCAATGAACTGCGTTATAAGTCATATTTTCAGCTGGATTTATCATAAGTGATTTTTTAATTGCTTCGTCAATTATAGATTCATAATCTTCACCTAGCATAAATGGGCTTAAATAGTCTGGTCCGTAAATTACATTAGTAGCAAATGCCCATCCATTTTGATACCTATCTTTACCTAGTAAGTTTGTAAAGTAATCTATGTATTCTACAATATAAGGCAAAGAGAAAACATTAATAGACGGCATTAAAACAACGTTTGCTGTACTATTGTTTACTTTTAGCAAATTATCAATGCAAGTATCAAATTCGCTACGATATCTAATAGCATTGTTCCTATCATACAAGTCATCAATACTTGCCATAAACAACCATTTTATATTTGGGTTATCGTTTACCAGTTTTATAAACTTGTCCATTTGCTTAGGTTTAGTATTAAAATTACTCGTAATATGAATGTTTATATCGTCAGATTTATCTTTAACAATTTCTACAATATTTTCAATCAAATCAAATGTTTCGTTATTGTATGTAGGCTCACCGCCACTAAAACTAAAAACCAATCCGTCAGGTAAATTAGAATAATCCTTTTGCTCTAAGTAGGCATAAAAGTTTTTTACTAGTTGATTCTTCCATTCGGGATCTGTTTTTACAATAGGAATATTCATTTCCTTAGCCCAAGTACTACTGTTTTCGGCATTACAGTATATACACGCTAGATCACAAGCAGTGGAACTTACAATTTCAAAGTAAAATAAATGATCTGTGTTTTCTATTTCTTCACGTTTGCTATCTCTAGTAGGTTCTGGCCATTTATTCCAAAACTTACGCATGCTATTAGGTTCTGTTTTTGCACAAAAATTGCACGCATCTGGTAATTTGTTTTCCCATAAATGTGTTTTACGTCTTTCCACTAACTCTCTGTGTTTTAAGAAAACCATAGGACCATGCTCTTGCATATCTTCTATAGTAAAATCTGTCTCGTCAGTTTTACAACAGCTCTTTACACTATGGGCAAATAATCTTAAATTAAGATCCGTAAATTGCTTACTACATATCATGAAATATTTAGCACACAAGTTCAATGTGTAAATACTTTATGAGAAAGACTTTACGCAATGATGTCATAATATATATTATCGATGACGAAGAAATACAAGACCCCCTTGCAAAACAAATATACTATAATTTACTCGAAGGAACAGTTCGACACGATGTTTTGTACAAATATTTCACTTCTTTTGATGAAGCATTTGAATCTTTAGCTACAGAAACAAGTAAGTTTGCACTGTTTACAAAACTGTCTAACACGTTTGATCCTATACATATGTCGTATTTGTTAGAAGAGAATCTACATGACAATGCACTACTAGGACACATTTTAGATTTTGGTGACAGATATTATCAATTACACAATCAGTGTTTTGTTATCAGTAGTAAAGCCTATCAAAAATGCGGAAGTCCAAAATACGGTTATAGCAAAAATGTTTCATTAGTCAACATTGAACGCTCCGAAGATAACTTTCATGATCACTATACTCCAATATGGATGCGCAAAGGAAAAGGCAGCAAGTCATATAGTTTTGTTGAAAAAGGCGGCGAAATAATTTCAAAACTTTTAGAAAATGGATACTCCATAAGTCCGTTTACTGATGAGCAGCGTAGACATAAATTTTTTATGTATAACGACTTCACACAAAAATGGGGTAGTTACCTACGTATAGAAACTAATCTAAGTGACATAGTTTTTAACTGTGCTACAGAACCGTTAATGAAAGAAAAAAATACAGATATACATCGTATTGTAACTCCAGCTAACGGGCTTCAAGCATTAGCTATTATAGACAAATGTCCAAATGTACATACTATTGAATTCAATGATATCAACGAAAAACAATTAGAATTTACACGTCATATTGTACAAAATTACACAGGTGAAAATTTTGCTGATTTATGCTTTAGCGGCAATTATCATTTACACGTAAGCGATAGAAATGTTATAAATGATTACGAAAAACAATTTTTAGAAAACTTATCCACTAACTTTAGTGATCTTAAACAAAGATTACAAAAAATGAGTATTCATTTTGAACGAAAAAGCTTTTTTGAAATCGAACAATTCAAACATAGTGTTCGCACCAATAGAAATACTTTATATAACTTCAGTAATATTCTATCTTACAAAAAAACTTATTACTTGTATAGCCAAATACACTTCAATTTAATGATAAAGATACTTGCATCAGCTGAGTGTAAAGCAGGTAATAAAAGTATTATTCGTGGGATTTTACCTAGCAGTGAAACAGATTCTCCCGGATTTTGTAATACTCCAGTATCACAACTAACAAATAATCCCGATCCTATTGTAAATTACGAATGGAGGAAAGATCTTTATGAATACTACACAAGCTATCTCGAACTTCTTTGAACAACGTAGACAAGAAAAACATTATGATAATGTAAAAGCTATTCCAAGCAATTTTTCCGATGATGAAAAATTAGAATGGATAATAAATGAATCTAATATTACAACTTTACGTTTAGACATAGAAATGCCTTATCGTGAAATGTATAAAGAGGCTGCTTCTTTGCTTCCTGAATTTTATGCACATAGAACTGATGGCGAATCTCATGCAGGGTGGAAAAGTCTAGTGTTACACGGTAGAGGTAAACACATTACTCAAGGTGACGACCAATACCCTAACTTGGACGAATTGCCTGATATGCACTGGACAGAAATAGCTGATAAATGTCCTGTTACTACTAACTTTTTTAAAAATAATTTACCGTTAGATCAATACTTACGTGTAAGATTTATGCTTCTTGAACCAGGTGGATATATACTACCGCATAGAGATAATGACAAAAATAAATTACAAGCATTTAATTTTGCCTTAAATAATCCGGAGGATTGCTTTTTTGGTATGGAAGGTACAGGTCTAGTACCATGGCAGTCGGGCGATTCTAGAATTATTAACATAAGCACAAATCATGCTGTTTGGAACAACAGCAATACACCAAGAATACACATGATTGCTCACGGATGGGCAAAACACAAATACAAAGAATATAGAGATTGTGTAATTAGAAGTTACAACAAACTAATCACATCTTAGCTTGTTCTTTGCGCCAATCTGCTAATAGATCATCATCCAGTTCTACAAGATAAGTTAACAGTAGACCCATCTTTGCGTTCCACATTTTCATCTTTTTGTCTTTAGATCCTTCGTTGCTGTTATGCAATTGTACAGCGTCAAAACTCATTGCTGTTCCTGGAACCCAATCATAAACTTCTTCTATGCTTAATCCCTGGAGTCTATCATAAGGAGTATTCATAAACTGCTTGTGAGTTTCTTTATCAAACGGTGTGGCATTGTTTTCTTTAGGTATAGCATTTCCGTTGCCATCATGGAATTGTAAGTCTGTGTAATCTGTTGATATTTTATAAACACTTGCTATGTTAGGAACAAGAGCGCCGCCGTTATATACGTGTGCCCAGTCAATATGCCTTTGGTCAAAGAAAGCTATTTGACCTCCATCAACTTCGTCATGGTGAGTGCCAATCCATAGTGGCATTAGAAAGTTTTTCCATGTTGTATATTTTCGACGTTCGTGATTCAAAGGCGTCCACTTGTAAGTATTCTCAAAATCTTCAGGACGTATACTATCGTTATGCAAGCCATACTGCTGTGGTGTAATAAAATAATTTCCGCCTATGCTAGGTGATTGTTCTGCCTTAGGCCCCAAAAGACTATCAATACGTTCTTTATATTGAAAATATATTTCTTGTAAATCACCAGCTACTAAAACAGTGCCATTTCTATTCATGCGAGGCTGTCTATTAGATCTAAAACATTGTTTCCATATGTCGTCTAGCTCATCTTTTGTAAACACATCATCATAAAGTTCTGCTTTAGATATATGTCTACGCATGTTCTCTACTGCAATAGGATGATCCATCGGTAGCATATAATGCTCTCTTAAATATTCATTTACAACCATATCAAAGTCCTTTAAAAATATCTTTCATTTCCGGAAATACTGTTTTCCAGTTGAGTCCACGCTGCTTATCGCATAATTCGATAAATTCTTTTGTTTCAGGAAGTCGAACACTCCAATCTTCACTTTCCATAAACTGCAACATACCTTCTAATCGTTTTATGCCGTAATCGGCATCACGCCATTGCTCATATTCTACTTTACCTTTGTGCCAAGCAGGTATACTTTTTTCCCAGTTAGCTTCCCACCAAGGATAAAAATCTTCGTATTTCTTACGACATTCTGCTTTAAACCATTCTGGCAAAACTTTTACATTTAAGTGCGGTGGGTGATAAACAAAATGATAGTTTATGCCGCCTGCGCCAAACGGCCACATGTTTATTTTGTTATACCCTTGGGTAACTTTCCATTTTATAAAATCAGGAAGATAATAAACATTAAGTGCTTGTACTGCACATGCAACTGTTATTTCTACATTGTCGCCTGTTTGCTCGTCTAATATTCTAAATACTTCTTCAGTACGACTCCATTGACTTGGGTAACGTATATAGTCATTCATTTCATGTATGCTATCAACACTGTAATGAAATCTTACAAGTTTGAACTCTTTCCATAAATCAAACAAATCATCCCGCCATTCAACACCATTTGAATTATAGCGCAACTCAAGATTTTTTGCATGACCTTGTCGTATGCATTCTTCTAGTATTTCGTAGTGCTCTTCGATAATTAGACTTTCGCCGCCGGCAAAATATATCTGCTGCATGTTAGGAATTTGATCGTAAAATTGTTCCCAAAACACAGGGTTTTGTTTGTGCCAGTTATAACTGCTTCCGTTATAACTGCCTTTGTCTTTCCACTGCATAGTAGTTTTTAAACTTGCATTTTCCACTTCAGGGAAGATTGCTTTGTAATCTTTTATCCATCCGCTACTATCATGTGGCGAACACATTACACACGCTAATTGACATTTGGTGCCAAAGCGCAAGTCAATATATGCTAACTGCGGCGGCACACTACCATCATCAAGGGTTTCTTCTATAAGTTTATCAACATCAACTCGCTGACTCCAATAGTGTGTTTCCCACTGACGCTTACTGCGATGACCTGCTGCTTCTTCCTTAAAACACTTTACACAACTCGGCGGAACTTCGCCATTAAGCATTTGCTTACGCACATTTTTCATATATGTGCTGTTCCAACTACTTAAAAAATCACTTACATTAAGATTGTTTGGTTTGCCATCTTCAGTTTTAAGAATGCCTACTTGACCGCCGTGCTCTTTATCATTAGTAGGCCCAACACTACTTGCATTTGCTGTACAGCAAACACGCATACTACCGTCGGGTCGTGTACTCAAGTGTACCCACGGTAAAATGCAAAAAGTGTCAGATGGATATTTTGTCTCGTTCATATGCAGTACTTATTTGAATTGCGCACCAAAAGGATCAAACTCGGCTCCGCACTTCATAGCACAAACTTTTAACTTGCCTTCTTTCACACTAGATTTTTGCCAACTACTTTCTATATTATCAAAAATACCAGTATCAAATATAGCTTTCAAACCGTGTGTTTTTGCATTTAACGCATCCTTGCCGCCGGCATCGTCAATAAAGTCCCATATTTGTTCTACTTTAGGATCTTTGTGCCACCATTTATACATACGTCCAGCAGTCCAACAACAGGGTAAAGCTAACCCTTCTGCTGTGATATATAAATTACCTTCGTCTTTTACTTTACAAATTATTGGTGTTTTGTCATAGTAATTTTCCATATCACCGTGTTTAGATATTACTTGATCTATTTCGCTTACTGCTTTATTTCTATATTTTTTATCTGGCTGCTTTAATTCTGCTGTTGATTTACCTTTGCGATTCACTGCTTGATGCTTGTCTTTTTTCTCGCTATTGGCATTCACAAAACGACCTGTCTTTTTTGCTACGAATTTTTCAAAACCTAACTCTTCACTTAACGCTTTAGCTTCGTCTACTTGATGTTGATTATGTTCAAATATTAAAAAATCCCACCTTGCACGTCCGCCAGCTTTTGTAAAAGCTCGCATGCTACGTTCAACATGTTCCCATACTACCCCTTGACGATATATATGATTAGTGTCAGATAAACCATCAACGCTAAAAATAACAGCCCCCATGCGGCCAAAGGTACTTGCGAGTTCTTGCCACCACGTTTCATCTCTTGCTCCTGCGTTTGTATTCATACTTAGCCACATATTAGAATTATGTTGCCTAAAATATTTAAAAATCTCTAATGTGTCACGTGCTACAATAGGATCGCCTAGATTACCGCACATGTACATTGTTTTAAGTTGTGCAATAAATTCAGGTTCAAAAATACGCTTGCAATCGTCTATCGTAAGCTCACTTAAATCAATATGTGGATTTAAAGCGCCGCCATTTTGATTACGGTCACACATAGGACAACTAGCTTGACATTTCTGTGTATTCTCTA